AGATACCCGTCTGAGTTAACCTTTCAGGTACGATAATGGCCCAGAAACTACAAAGCATAACCATTACGGCTCCAGGCTTTGCGGGTATAAATACCCAAGATGCTCCGTTGGCTCAAGACCCTACCTTTGCTTCAGTTGCAGATAACTGCATTATTGACAAAGAGGGACGGGTTGCTGCGCGTAAAGGTTATTCCATGGTGTCTACCAATGGAGCTTCTGTGTTGGGAAGTTCTGATGGGATAAAAGCAGTACACCAATTTAGGGATTCAGGTGGGAATGTAAAAGTATTCTCCGCTGGCAATAGTTTAATATTCTCAGGGACTACTACTTTAGTTGACGAAACCCCCGCTTCTTACACTGTTTCTGATGATAATTGGAAGATAGTTAACTTTAACGACAAGGCGTACTTCTTCCAAAGGTCACAAGAACCCCTAGTCTATTCTAATACTGCTGGTGCTGTTCAGAAGATGTCAGCACATTCTGGTTCTGCTGGTACACCTCCACAGGGTAACGAAGTCCTCGCAGGCTTTGGTAGATTGTGGGTGGCCGACTTTGCTAGTGATAAGTCTACTATTTACTGGAGTGATTTATTAGACGGGACTGTGTGGACAGGAGGGTCTTCAGGTTCCATAGACGTATCTAAAGTATGGCCCAATGGTTACGATGAGATTGTAGCTCTATCTGCTCACAATGGATTCCTAGTTATCTTTGGTAAGGACGCTATTCTTATTTACGAAGGGGCGGATTCTCCTTCTACCATGACCCTAGCAGATACCATATCTAACATAGGCTGTGTGTCTCGTGATGCTGTCGTATCTACGGGTAAGGATTTAATCTTTTTAGACCGTTCAGGCGTAAGAAGTCTTGCAAGAACCATTCAGGAAAAGTCCTCACCCATTGGGGATATATCTAAGAACGTCAACAATGACGTTAAGAATCTAGTAGCAAGTGAAACGGGAAATATCTCATTACATTACTCGCCTAAAGAGGCGTTTATTCTTGTTAACTTTCCGTCCCTTCAAGCGGTGTATGTGTTTGATACGAGATTTCCTTTACAGGATGGTTCGTACAGAGCTACCACTTGGTCTCAAATATCACCACTATGTTTCACTAATCTGGTGGATGACACTATTTATATTGGCAATGCAACTGGCATCGCTCAATATGATACTTATACAGACGGGTCAAGCTCCTATCAGCTAAGTTACTTCTCACATCCCCTAGCATTTGGGGATAGCTCCGTACTTAAATTTCTTAAGAAAGTAAATTTAACTACCTTTGATGGGGCTGAGGCTACAGTTGTACTGAACTGGGCCTACGATTATTCAAACGCTTATAAGAAGCAGGCATACACATTACCTGCTAATAACGCCGCCCAATACAATATCTCCGAATACAACACTGAAGCTGAGTATTCTTCTTCATTAAGTTTAATTAACAGACAGAAGATAAATACTTCTGGTTCTGGTGCTGTCGTATCCGTAGGAGTTGAAACTACGGTAGATGGTAAGTCTATAGCTATTCAACAATTTAATATTCATGCACTACTTGGAAGGATTGTCTAATGACTGATTATACGAAGACAACTAACTTTGCCGCCAAGGATGCCCTGGTGTCAGGCAATCCTGCTAAAGTGGTGAAGGGAACTGAAGTGAACACCGAATTTGATAACATAGCAACTGCGGTAGCTACTAAGGCTAATCTAGCTGGCCCGACCTTTACGGGTACTACGACTGCTGCGAACCTCACAGTGTCAGGAACATTCACTGGCACTATTGATGGAGGGACTTACTAATGCCACATCAAGCAGGACATACATGGAGCGACCTATTTAGCGGGGCTGGAGACTTCCTTAAAGACACTGGTCTTATTGGCGGGACTCTTGGTGGCTTAGTCGCTGGGCTAGGTCAGGAGGCTATGAACCGTCAGGCTATGCAGCGCATTGAAGAAATGCAAAGACAAGCTGTGACGGGTGTCACTGGCTCTCCTACTTTCCCTACCTATGAGGGCGGTTTAATAGGAGAAGTTCAAAGACAGGCTCAGTTCAAACCCTTTACTGTAACTACTCCTACGGGTGCTACTGCTGCATTTACCCCAGAAGGTATGACTGCCCAAGTTACTCCTGAAGAAATGGGATTGATGCGTAGTCTGGGTGGGTTTGGTCAGCAGGCTTTTGACTTTCTAGGCGACCCCGAACAAAGGGCCGCAGAACAAGCCGCAGTGATTGGAATGTTAACTCCTCAAGCTGGCGAAATGGCTGCTAGGGAAGCTGACATATACTCAAGACTAGAAGCTATGCAGGCTCCTGAAAGGGAAAGGGCCAGACTTCAGTTAGAAGAAAGACTAGCAGGTCAGGGTAGACTAGGTGTTCGTACTTCTATGTTTGGTGGAACCCCTGAACAACTGGCCTTAAGTCAAGCTATAGAAGAACAACGGGCAAGGTCTGCGGTATCTGCTATGGAACAAGCTAGGGCTGAACAGGCTCTACGCTCTCAACAGACTCTACAAGGTTTGGGTGAGTTCAGACAACGCGCCGGTCTATTTGGTGAACTTGGTCTTGGTGCTATTGCTGGTGCTTATCTACCTCAACAGCAACTCACAGCCGCCCTACAGCCTCAATTAGAAGCACAAAGACTTGCTACTACATTGGGTGCTACTGGTCTTGGCTTACAAGCTGGACTTGGAGAAGCCGCACTAGAAGCACAGCTTGGTTATTCAGACATTCTTGGTCAACTGGAACGTCAGAGATACCAAGGTTTGTTTGATTTGCTAAGGGCAGAAAGGCAGGCTCAAACACAAGCTGCTACTGGTAGCAGTGGAAGGTCTGGCAATTTTATAACAAACCTTTTTGATATGTTTGAAGAAGCAGGTATTCAAAGGACTTAAAAATGGCTATTAACATACAATCTTTATTTAGCGACATTATTGAGACTCCTGCTCAAAAGCAACGGAGGCTTTTAGAGGAAGGTTTAATTCAAGCCTCTACTATCCAGCCAAGTTCAGGTCTTTTAAGAACTGGCCTTGCTAGGGACATTATGCGTGATATGCCCCGACAGAGAGAGCAGTTCCGTAGGGGTGTTGGTGGAATGTTGGGTCTGGACGTTAGAACTGAGTCTGAGAAGCTGCAAGATATTCTAAGACAGTCTGATACCTCTGACCCACAAGGAATGAGAGGATTGGCTAGAGATATACGCCAAATAGCTCCTGCTCAAGCTATGACGCTCTTGCAGGCCGCTGATGAAGAAGAAAGAAAGAGAAAAGTTGAGGCTATTGACCTAGAGTCAAAACAACTTGCTCTTAAAGCTGCAAGAAATACAGAATCATCAATACCTTTAAGAATTGCTGCTGCGACAGACATTGTTAGTGGGTTTGATTCTAATTTTGCTTCTATGATGCCTTTTCTTTATAGCAATGACCCAGATGGTGCCGCTAGGATAGCAGAGCAATACGCTGCTGGAACAGGTGAGGGCGGAATAAGGCAGCAAAAGATAAATGACACATTTAACATACTTGTTTCTAGTGGTACTCCTAGAGATGAGGCTATGGAACAAGCTATAAAGATTGTTGACGGAAGAATAACGATTACACCCGACCCAAATAATGCAACTAGAGCGACTCTTACTGACATAATAGATAAAGAAGTAACAGTAATATCTAATATGCCTTCTCCATCCGCTAATTCTATGGAAGAGGAAGAATTTCAGTCAATGCTTCAGGATTCAGACTTGCCTTCAGTTCTTGAAATGCTTCAAGAAACTACTGGCATGTGGAATATGGCTGGAGAGTTTTTTGGAAGGGCGCTTGAGTCTTTAACAACTCTTGAAGGCTTTACCGATGAGCAGAAGACAGAATACGTTAAAGGATTGAAGGCTCTTGAAAATACCGTAATAAGAGCGTTTTCATTAAATGATAGGTATCCAGATGCAGAACAGCAAAGAATCAGAGAACAAATAGCTTTTAAGCCTGAAGTTTTTGTTGGGCCAGAAGCCGCTGCGGCTAGGGTTGCTGCTGTAGACAAGTTTATGGCTCAAGAAATCATGAACATAAATCAGAGGCTAGATAATCCAGAAATATCGCCAAAACAAAGGTCTGATGATATTACTTTAAGAGACGCTATTCTTTCTTATAGAGACAGGTTATATCCAAATACTCCAGACCCATCAAGAATGACTCCAGAGGTCATTAATAATATGGCAAAAGAGCGTCTCAGATATTTTGTTAGGGATGTTTACTCTAACGAAGAAATAGCAAGAATGAGCGTAGAAGCTAGACAAGCAATAGCAGAAGCACTTAGGTAACTGGTGATATTATGGCAACTCCTGAAGAATTGAAAAGGCTTGCAAGAGAAACTGAGTCTGAAGGGTTTTTCCCAGATGCCTATAAAACTATAAGCCAAAATCTTGGAAGAATGGTTTCTGGAGACCCAGAAATTAGAAGGCAGCTTGGCCCTTATTCTGATACCTCTCCGCAAGGCTTGAAGGAATTGGCCGCATCAGTAGATATTCCAGCAGAAGAAACTCCTGGAACTGCTTTTGGGACTGGTTTTTCAGAAACTATACCTTTTGCTGTTGGCCTTGGCGTTTTAGCTCAGGTAGTACCGCAAGCAAGAGCCGCAAGCGGAGCGGGAAGAGTCGTAACAACCTTACAAAACCTAATAAGCTCTTATGGAAGGACGTTTAGAGAAAGACCTGTATCTCTGATAACTGGAGAGGCCTTTGCTGGGGGTGTTGGTGGCGTAGGTGGGTTCACTTTGGAAAGAGCTTTTCCTGACCTGCCTGGAGCAAGATTTATAGGAGAGATAGGAGGGGGACTTACTGCTGATTTGGTTCCTTCTATCATAAAAATGGCTCCTACCATAAGTATTATAAGGTCTAGTATAGACAGACTAGCTCCAGGGGCAGCCCAAAGGCGAGCGTCTGAGTTGCTTTCTATTGGTGATAGACAAGGTGCGCTTTCTGCGATTCGTGAGGCTCAAGATTATTCTCCAGGCGCGCAATTTACTTCTGGAGTGTTATCTGGAGACCCAACTTACGCAAGTATGGAGAAAACCATAATAGATGCGTCTAAAAATGGCGAGCTGTCAGAAAGACTATCAAATATGATACAGCAGACAAGTGATGCTATTTATAACGACATTTCGTTTGGCGGTTCAAGCCCAGAAGAAATACAAAAACTGTTTGAAAACCAAGTAAACCACTATTCAGCCCTTCTTGACGCAAGGATGGAGATTGCTGCAAACAGAGCCAATAGAGCTATTTCTCAAGTTCAGCCTGAAGGAGTAAGAGAAGCTATAGAGCCTACAGTAAGAGGCTATATTCTTAACGCTGTCAAAGAGGCTAGAGAGCTTGAGTCTTCTTTATATTCCGTTGTTGACCAAGAAGTCATTGTCCCTATAAATATTTCAAGAATAGCTTATCAAGAGCTTGCTGCTAGTCTTCCCATTGCTAAAAAAGGGAATATGCCAAATGCGGCAAAATTCCTTGACCCTAAATCAGATAGCTATCTTGGCAAAAAGACTGTAGACGGGAAAACAGAAAAAACAGACGAAAACACACTTTTTGAATTAAGAGGAGTTCAAAGCGCATTAAGGGCGGAAGCTAGAAATGCCAGAGGCGGACAAGAGCCAAATTTTGACTTAGCGAGAATAGCTGATGAGCTTGCCGACTCTATTACTGAAGACATTTCTAATATCTACGTATCAGAAGGCCAGGAAAACCCCTTAGCTGTCGCAATTGCCTTTTCAAGAGAGCTTAATGACAGGTTCGGAACTGGAGATGTTGCTAAAATTTTAGGAAGAAGTCGCTCAGGAGGAGACAGAATAGACCCTTCTATGACTCTTTCTGCAACGCTTGGGACTGGAACAACCCTTAGAGCTGGCGCAAGAGTTGCCTATGATGACATCTTGCAGTCTGTTTCAGGAAATCCTGATGTTCAGTTGGCAATGGAAGAGTTTCTAAAATTTAATTTCTTTAGGAATCAAGAATTCAACGCTAGAGCAGCGCAAAATTTTCTTGTTTCAAATTCAGAATTGATGAACAGGATGCCTGCTTTTAAGAGGGAAATACAGTAAGCTATAAGAACAAACGACTCAGCCCAACTATCCCGAAGCAGAGCGGTCTCTGGCACAGGGTTTATGAACCCAAACATTAACAAAGCCATTATCTACATAAATGCAACTCCTAAGCAGGCATTTGACCAAGTTATAGCTTCAAACAACCCTGTTAGGGAAATGAGAAGTTTTATCAGAATGGCGGAAAGAGATGTCAGTGGAGACGCGATTAAAGGACTAAAATCAAGTTTTACTGATTATCTGTTTAACAGGTCAACGTCACAAATGACTTTGCCAAACGAAAATAAAGTTCCAATTTTAGATGGGAACAAGTTTTCTAGTTTGCTTGATGAGCCTAAAGTAAAACAAGCGGTAATGGCTCTTTTTACAAGAGAAGAGAGAGCTAGGCTTGAAAGGGCCTCAAGAACAGCGAAGACTCTAAGCTCTCAGATGCAAAGAAGGCAGGCAATAGACCTTGTTCAAGACCAAAATATGAATCTTTTGCAGAGAACCCTTCTCAGGGTATCTGGTGCTACTTTAGGTAGAAGGATGGGAACTGGGACTTTGCAAGCTCCAGAAATGGTTGCAAATATATTTGAAAGGCTTGGAAGAGGCGGCGTAATGGATGCTGAAACTAGAATCCTTGAAGACGCTATCTTTAATGAAAACTTGTTTAAGGCATTGCTAGAAAGGCCGTCAGAGGGGACATTATCTCCTCAATCACAAAGGGCTTTACGAGCTTGGGCGGCTCAAACTCTTGCTACTTATGGAAATGAACAGCAGGAACAAGATTAAGTTTTGAGGCAGTGCGGCATCCTGGGTTCCTCCACCCTCGCCTTTGGGTGCCGTACTGACCTCTCCTAATGTAGTTCCCCGTCTATCAGTTCCTTGTATCTCATGGAGATGAACATATTGAATAATTCATCCACTGTATTATTCTCCTCCATGAACTCCGAATAGTCCCTCACCATCATCGCAAGAGTCCCAATCGCCCTCTGCTCCGTCCCCTCCAAAAAGGGTAAGTTGTTGTTCACCCACTTCGCAAGTTCGTCTGGTTCCATGGGGTCTATTTCTACAGTCTGGATTTCCCGTTTCAAGCCAACACACTCCGCATATCATTCTTTCGCCA